ATCATAATGCCTTGCTCCTTCAGAGCCTCACAAGCCTTGTCAGAGAGCATACCGATTGTACACTCATACTTGGTGTTGTCTTCGTTGAACTTGGTGTTGAATTCCTTCATCCAATTAGCCCAGAAGATTTGACCCGATACTTTGACTGGTTTGTTATCCATGATTTAATTTCCTTCAATTCAAATGTTAATGCCGTCTTTCCGTGCTGTCATGTTTGGTGGACGATCAGGGACTCGAACCCTGAAACCAAAGGCGCTTGAGCTTAAATCAAGTGTGTTTACCAATTTCACCAATCGTCCATACCTATATTATACACTACTTTTCAGCAGTGTCAATGTGTTTCTCTCCAATTTCTTCCAATCTTATATTCCCCATCGAGAGGACATCTAAGCTTGTAGAACTCACCTGCCTCAATGATGGACAAGCGAGCAGCTTTGCCTACCTCATCAGCAATCTCTTTAGGACATTCCATCTGAAACTCATCGTGGACATTAGCGACATACTTCACAGGCCAGTTATTAGCCTCACGTTTGTCATCAAAGAGCACGAGAGCCTTCTTCATTACGATGGCTCCTGCACCTTGGAGTAACGAATTGAGGGCGGCATGCTCTGAGCGAATCCAAATACATCGCCCATCAAGTCCTTTACAGAATCCTCTGGCTGCACTCTTTTTGATTCGGCCAAGAAGTTTAGCAAGGGCCGGTGTTTGCGCGAGGAACTTGGCTTTGAGCTTTGTTCCATCTCTTGCACTGCCTCCCACAATACTACCAATCTTCGCATCTCCTGCTCCATATAGGAAGGCGTAGATAAAAGTTTTTGCATTATCTCTAGAAGCGAGTCCTGCTGCTCTTTGGTTAACTGTATGAACATCCGTTCCATCTTTAGATGATCCCTCACAGACAGTTCTGACATACGCTTCATCCTCCATATAGTGAGCCAACATACGAAGCTCCAGACCTGAAGCATCGCAACCTACCAACACATTACCATCCTCAACAGTCCAGCACTCCCTGCACTCAGGCCCATAGATGGAACCTGCATTGGGGATCTGAGCCATGTTAGGGCTACTGTGTGTCATCCGTCCTGTAACAGCACCGTTAGTGATGACCTTACCGTGAACCCTACCATCCTTGCCAACAGCTTCCATCCATGACTCAATCTGACTGATACGTTTCTGTAGCATCAGATACTCAGCAATGACCTGAGCCTCTGGAATCTTGATGTTAGCTAAGATAGTTTCATCTACCTTTGGCTGTCCTGTCTCTGTAAACTCCTTGGGCTTCCACCCGAGTTCTTTTAATCGCTCTCCGATCTGCTGTCTGCTTCCCGGATTGAAAGTAACCACGCTGTCCTTGAGTCTCTTTCCTGTTTTGTCAGAAAATCTTTCGACTGTGACTGGGGGCCATCGCTGTTGCATCTGTTCATATATTCCTGCCACTTTTGACTTGATGTCAGTAAGTAGACAGGTTGCATAGATTTGATCAAGTTTGAATCCATTTCGTTCCTGCTCCGATATGATAGCTGCTACTCTGTGCTCAAGTTCGACACTCTCTTGGCTAAACTCCTTCTGAGTCACATCACTACTAAGCCGAACAAACAGTTCAGCAGTAACTTCAACGTCCCTAATGCAATAATGCTCAAGAAGATTAGCAATAGGGGAATCAAAACACTCTCCTGCATACTCTTCCTTTCTACCCATCACCCACTGCCACACGGCAGCATAATCAATCTTGCGGAAACCCAGAGTTTTGCCCCATGCTTCGAGGCTGTGTCCTGTCTCCCTGCTTGGATCGAGTAGACGACTTACTATGAGTGTGTCGTATATGTTCTTCAAACGAATCTTCGTCTGCCAAGTACGATTCAGGGTCGGAGCATCGAATCCGATGATGTTGTGACCAATCAAGAGCGTAGCCTTGCTTAGATAGTCGTTTAGGCCAGTTGCTGCTTTCCATGTGCGTACTTCTCCAGTGTCAATGTCTTTAGTTACGACTAGGTGTATCTTGTCGTGAGCTAGGTTTGTTTCGATGTCTAGGACTACTCGCATAAAATTCACCATCAGTTTCTAGTGGGTCGAAATAAGAACACCCTTCTTTGTCACGAGGAGAGTCTACAAAGTAACTCTGTCTCAGACTAGGCTTTGCCTGTGCTCGGTAGCAGCGGTCAAAGTCGGGACAGGAGTAATCGTTACACATACAAATATCAGACATGATCTTTCTCCTCACTTGATATTAAGCCACAATCCAATCTGAGCAAAGGCATACCCTGACCAGATCATCCCGTTAGAGATCTCTCCCTTACTCCATTGTAGCACACCTACCACCAAGTAACCTACCCCGGTGGCTCCTACGATTAGATGTTCTACTGTCATGCTCGTCCCCTTGCTGCTAACCATGCGCCAAACTTGGCAATTTCAGGATAGTTCTTAAACCAGTCTTTTGCTGCTTGTTCATTAAGTGATTTAACGCCATGCTCAAGATCAGACTGAACGCACATTGACCACTCGTCTTCTATTCGCTCACGTTCATCAGCACGAACAAGGGCGGCAAAGCGTTCAAGTTCCCGCACAATGTCATCGCGCCATTGCGCCATGTTTGGTTTATCAAAACCCATAGGCTCAAGAATGTTTGCCTCCCTCGCCATGCGGATAATGTCTTCTCTTGTCATGCTTGTCCCCTTGCTCGGATGGCGGCAGCGATTGGGTCGCATCCAATATACCCATCAGCGACCTTTGCACACTCCTCACGCTCATCAGCCTGACCGTTTTTATAGGCATTACTTGACATCTGTACGGCATCAGATGCAAGCACCCAAAGATCGCCTTCAAACATTTTTGCTGGTGTCATCTCTTTCTTCCTTCTCAGATTCCTCTATAACAGGCTCTTCCTCCTGTGGCTTGGTGTCCCGCTGGAAGATAGCATCCCATCGGTTTGCATACTCCTCGTTACTCACCTGCCTTGGGCGGCTACTTGAGCCTTTCCCTCCATGCCATGCTGTCATAACACTTCCTCTTCAACTTCGACCATACGTCCTGTATAGCCATTGTATTGTAACTTACAAGCAGGGCCAGTTTCCCCGTTGTACCGATTCTTTGCCACTGCAATCTTTGTCAAGTGTCGCTCATCTTCGTTCTCAGCCATGCTATTGCGCTCCAGCGTGATCACAGCATCGCTCAACTGTGCAATGGCTCCTGAGCCTCGCAACTGAGACAGAGACACACTACCGCCATCCTCGTGACCTTGGTTGCCCTGTGGTCTACGCAAGTGGCTGACACAGATCAGGGTGATGTTCAACTCCTGTACCAGTGTCCGTAGCTTGGTCATCATGTTGTCAATAGCCTTACGCTCGTCACCAAGGTCTTGACCGCTAACAACAATGGAAATGTGATCAAGAAAGATAAACCTACAGTCACAAGCTTTAGCCATGTATCGGATTCTGTTGGATATGTTGTCCACATCACTACTACCGAAATGGTCAAACAGATAAATGCGATTACTTCCCAAGGTAGCATCAAAAGCCTCTTTCAGTTCCTGTTCATTAGTCGGTGTATCAGGCAGGTGCAGTAGCTTGTTAGCATGCAACGACATGATACTTCGAGCCGTCTTACGAGTAGATTCCTCAAGGAACAATCCACCGATATTCCAGCTAGTTGTCTTCAAGAGATTATACAGAATCTCCCTCAAGAACTGACTCTTACCCAAGCCACTGCCTGCGGTAACTGTAATCAACTCAGCAGGTCGAATGCCGTACAAGAGCTTATTCAAGCCTTTCCAAGGGTACTGTGCCTCTGCAATCGGCTCTGGCTTGGAGATTTCCTCCCAGAGGTCAGCAGCATTAATGATACCATCAGGCACATAGGGAGCAGCCTTCCACCAAGCATTAACAAACTCTTTGGTAGCCCCTGCAATCAGGTACTCACAAGCATCCTTGTAACCATCCTTGTACTGCATCACCTTAGCTTTGTTCCCAAACAGTTCAGCCACTTCCTTAGCAGCCTTCTTTCCCGGCTCATCACCATCGAAGCAGATCACCACAGAGTCAAAGCTATTGAGCCACTCATACTGAGCTTTACAGTCCTTCAAAGCAGCCTGAGCACCAGTACGGATACTCACTGTAGGGTAGAGAGACCCTTGCATCTGGAAAGCTGCGAGAGCGTCAAGCTCTCCCTCTGTGATGGTGATAGCCTTTCCTCCGGCGTGAAAGAGAGACTGACCGAATAGTGTTGCTCCTGAGAAATCTCCTGAGATCGCGAATTGCTTTGTAGGAACACTGCGCTGCTTAACAGCAGTTCTAACTCCGTCTGCGTTAGTGTAAGGATAATACTGGTTGCTTCCATCGGTGGTTACTCCATATTTTTCACAGGTTGCCTGACTGATTCCTCGGTCAGGGATTGATTTAAATGTGCCTTTCAGCGTAGCGTTAATGTCCATTGTAGTCACGATCTTTCGTGCCATGTTGTGCCTAATTACATGCCTCTCTTCAGCCTCGTGTTCATGCTCTGTCTTGTTACAGGCAAAGCAGTAGGTGTGTCCATCATCATACAGGCTGTTAGCGTCTGTGCTTCCACAGTGCTCACAAGCGATATGTCTCAAGAACTTGCTAGTCATGACGGTTATTCCTTGTCTGTAACATCAACTGTCTACAATCATTCCACCCTTGCACATACTCAGGGTGTTCCCCTTCAGCAGTGGTCATAACATCAGGTACTACAGGTGCTGCCAGTGGCGTAGCCACATTGGGTGGGGTGGTGTAGAGAGGTTTTATTTCCCTAGCGCCTGACGTATCAAATTTGTTGGCTGTGACACGCCATTTAAAATAACTACCACTGTATGAACCGCTGGAATACTCTGCTTCATACAGCCACGCCACAGGCTCCTGCACAGGTGCTGCGGGTGGGTTCCATGTGCCGCTGTCGCAATCACA